AGACAGATGCAGGCAAACCAAGCAGCAGCACAAGCGCAGGCAGCAGGCGCGTTCGGTGGTTCCCGTGGCGCGTTGATGGAAGCGGAGATAGGCCGCAATGCGCTCGATCAAGCGGCTAGAACAGCAGGCGATTTGCGTAGGCAAGGCTTTACACAGGCCGCACAGCTCGCGCAGCAGGATGTAAGCAGACGCCAGCAAGCGAACCAAATGAACGCTCAGCAGATGCTACAGGCGGCGCTAGCTAACCAACAGGCTGGCCTTTCAGCTGGTCAGGCGAATATGCAAGCGCAACTAAGTGCGGCGCTAGCTAACCAAGGGGCAATGGACGCTGCCAATCAATTCAATATCGGGCAGGACGCTGCAGCGCAAGCCTTAAACCAAGCTATGGGTTTGCAGGCAGCACAAAACCAGATGATGGGTGCAAGCCAACTGGCAGGGTTAGGTCAAAATGCTTATGACCTTGGCGTGGCAGAAGAAAGTGGAATATATGACGACGCTGCTGCACGGCAGGCGATGATGCAGGCAATTTTGAGCGGAGGAGAGACGCAGTTCAACAACATGACTTTGGCGGGACAGCAGGCGCTTGGAATGTTGGCACAAGCGTTGGGCGCATCGCAGATACCACAGAGCCAGACTACAACAAATAGGCCGGGATTATTTCAGATCGCGTCGCTGTTTGCTTCAGACATTAGGCTCAAGAAAAACATCAGAAGGGTCGGCAAAACTCCGGGTGGTCATAACCTTTACGCATGGGATTGGAAGAAGAAAGCGAAAAGCATCGCAGGCAAGACGGGGCCAGACATGGGTGTTATTGCTCAAGACGTTATGGAAACGCGACCCGATCTTGTTGTTATGTTCCCTGATGGATTCTATCGCGTTAATTATAAGGGCATCGTATGACACCTCTTATGGGCATTATGAAGCTCGCTGAGTTTGGCTTGGACAAAGCGGGCATCCGCGACTCTATGGCGACTAGAGAGAAAATGATGCAGCAGCAGGCAGATGAGAAGTTTGCTGCAGAAACTGGCGGCATGCAGATGGGTCCAGCGTTTGTTTCTGATGCAGAACTAGGGACTATAGAGCAGGATGGTTTTGACAAAGTCATGGGCCTAATGGACAGGCTTGGGATGAACGACAGGACCGGAAAACGCTCGCCATTTGAGATGGTGTTGGAAAAGACAGGCGTAGTCGGCCCAAGAGAGGAAGAGCAAAGCATGCAGGGGCTGCTAGAAATGATTGCCCGCCAAAACCAGCCTAGAGCGACAATGATGCAGCCGACGCCTGTTCCCAACCTTGCTGACAAGGCTATTGCTTCAGCCCAAGGTCGCAGCCAGCGGATGGCACAAATGCTGGGGGGAATGCTCTAATGGAAGGCGGCAGGATAGATCCACGCAACGCGCCTCTCAACGAAGAAGGCAGGCGGTTTGGAGTATTGCTTGACTCAATGGGTCAAGGCGACATGAGAGGTCGTGACCAAAGAGTTGACGGTGTTTCTGTTCAAGGGCAGAACGAGCGAGTCGCTGCGAAAGAGCCGGGTTTGTTATCGGGACTCGCGCGTGGGGCGTTAGATTATCTAGCTGATCCCGTCAACCGTAAGACACTTGCCATCGGCTTGCAGGGCATGTCTCTAAACCCTGATCGTGGTTTTCAGGCCGCACTACAAAGCCAAATAGATGACATTCAAGAAAAAAGAGCCACACAGAGACAAACCAACCAGACCGTGCAGTTCCTGAGGGCTGCAAATGTTCCGGACAAGCTGCTGAAGGCTGCTGGTGACAATCCAGAGCTGCTGCAAACGCTTGCGTCAGCGCATATCAAAGATATGTATACAGCGCCGACGGAAAAGTTTTTGACGGTTACGGGTGAGTTCCTAAACAATACTTATGGCTCCAATGTCCCAGCCGGAAAGTTGTATCGCTTGAACAGCTTAACGCAAGAGATTACCGGAATAGACGGAACCACGCCTGAAAGTTTAGACACTACATCTATTAGAGAATACAACTTTGCTGTAGCGCAAGGGTATAGGGAGCCGTTCTCGGTGTGGAAAGCTACCACAGGCGCGGGTTCAGATTTACCAGCACTCAGTGCTACAGAGGCAAACGCCACTGGGTTTTACAATAGAATGCACAAAGCGCATATCACGTTACTTGACGATGCACTAGACGGTGCCACCCTCGAAAACCAAGGAACGAACTTCTTTTCTGATGTCGCCAGCGATCTGCCCGGTGGCAATTATCTTGTGCCAGAGGAATATCAAATCTACGCGCAAGCAAAAAGAGATTTTATTAACGCAAACCTGCGCCAAGAGTCGGGGGCGGCAATCTCGGATTCTGAATTTGCCAGCGCAAACGCACAGTATTTTCCAATGCCGGGAGACGGCCCGGCGGTTATCGAGCAGAAGCGGCGTAACAGGGAAACGCAGATTCAAAGTTATCAGATAATGGGCGGGGCAGGGCCGTCGCGTCTTAGCATTACCGCGCAGGCGGTCGGGAGCTTTGTCGTCATGCCTGACGGTCGGTCGATTCTTTTTGACAGCCCCGAAGACGCGCAAGCGGCTGTGGCAAGAATAAACAAAGGCACATAAATGGCAACAAAAGAAGAGATATTGGCAGAAATTCTGCAGGAGCTAGAAGAGAGCAGATCGGCCCCGGAAGCCGCAAAGCCAAGTGCTACGCCGAAGCCTAGCGCCGAGCCGAACGAAATGTCTGCGCTCGAAGTAGCGGGCTCTGCCATTAGAAACATTCCGTCGTCAGGGGCGGCATATGGCGGCGCAATCTTAGAGGCAATTACAAATCCTCTCGACACTCTTGACGCTGTCACGCTGTTAGGAGCGGGAGCGTTGCAAGAGCTGTTGCCTGAAGCAGTCGTGCAGTTTATTGGGGAAGACAAAGAGGCAAGAGAGCTATATCGGAACATGGGCCAAATGTTGTCTGATAGATATGGCGGTATTGAAAACGTCAAAAAAACTATTGCAACTGACCCTGTTGGCTTTATGGGAGACGCAGCCACAATTCTTGGCATTGGGTCGGTGGGCCTCGCAAAGGCGGCGACGTTGCCGGGCAAGGCAGGCGAGGCCGCATCAAAAGCAGCATCGGCAGCGAAAACTGCGGAGTCATTTGTGGAGCCGTTATCAGCAGCAACAAAGGCAGCGTCGGCATCCGCAGGCAGCGTGAAGGGGCTTGTAAAGGGTTCTGCAGCGGCTACTACTGGTGCCGGTGTCAGGCCGCTTGAGGAGGCGTTTGCAGCCGGGAGAGAAGGTGGTGCGCGGGCAGAGCAGTTCAGAGGCGCGCAACAAGGCACCCTTGACATGGATCAGCCTATCAGGGCAGCAAAGGCCGGGCTAGAGCGTTTAAGGGCAGAGCGAACAAAGCAGTATCAAGAAAGCATGGAGGCAGTCGGCGCATCGAAAGAAATAATTTCATTTGACGCTATAGACATGGCTGTCGCAGAAGCTGTCTCAAGGTCAAGGTTTGATGACATCATTACAGACGAAAAGCTACAAAAGAATCTTGTGAAGATAAACCAGATCATAGACGAGTTCCGGAGTAAGTCTCCAGAGCGCGGGCATACGCCTATTGCACTAGATGCGATGAAGCAAAAAATATACAACGAGGTGATAGCGAAAACTAACCCGCAGAAAAGTGGAAATGCGAGGTCGGCAAGCGAAGGCGTATATCAAGCTATTAAGCAGTCTATTATAGATCAGGCTCCGCAGTACGCTGCTGCAATGGACGACTATTCCCGAATGAGCGACTTGATCGAAGAGATACAAAAGTCGTTAAGCCTAGATAACAAGGCATCAGCAGACACGCAATTACGAAAGCTGCAGTCTGTAATGAGGGACAACGTCAATACGAACTACGGGCAGCGAGTTCGTCTCGCGGAAGAATTAGAGGCCGCTGCGCCGGAGCCATTTATGCCAGCATTGGCGGGCCAATCCCTTGGCACTTACACCCCTAGAGGAATGGGTGGGCCGACATCTAGCGCGCTTGTGGGCGGGACGATTGCTGCGCAAAGCATTCCCGGTGCGGCGGTTGCTGCAGCGATGGGCAGCCCAAGATTAGTGGGTAATGTTGCATATGGCGCTGGAAAGATGGCGGGAGTTGGAGATCGTCTCTCTCAGATGGCAAGAGTTACACCGGACTCACCACTACCTTTTCAGGGGCTTATGCAATACGCCAGTAATCCATTAATCCGTTCCCTGCTTTTCCAAGCTGGGCGAGTACAGGAGAACAGATAGATGCTGCAGCCTTTAGAAAAAGAAGACATCGAGGCTATTGCGGCGGATGCCGTATCTGATGCAATTAGCTTTGTAGAGAGCGAGATTGCAGAGGACAGGATAAAGGCTCAACGGTATTTTGACGGTGACGTTGATATTGGCGAAGAAGAAGGCCGCTCGAAGGTTGTTGCCACTAAGGTTAGGGACACGGTTAGAG